CGCGCAACATACACCGTGCTGCCCGCTGAATAATGTTTTCGGTTAATTTTCCACCGTATAAATTTACTTTGTGTTTGCCATTAAAGTAGTTTGAGTTTGTACCGTACTCACTAGCTATGGATTGTAGTTGCGGGTATTGCATTAACATTCCATCAGGCATTTGTAGTGCTTTGTGGCGTATTGTTAAGCCTCGTTGTTTTAAGTTTGCCGTTTCGTCGTGCATTTTCATTAAGTAGTAGTCGCATGTACGCCAAAACGCTGGAATGGCTTTATACATTGTTCTGAAAACTTGCACGTAATGTTTGGCATTGGCTGCTGAAATGTTGAGCGCTTCGCCCATTGCACCAGTAACGAATGTTTGGCGTAGCTTTTTCCAACCCATTCCGTAGCCAAGGCCCAGTACACATACTTTGCCAACGTAACGCTCTTTTTCGTTGTTTTCCTTTGTAAGCCCTGCTCCAAATATCTGCTCTGCAAAGTCAATATAGGGATCACCTTTATTCTTATATATACTTAACAGCCTAGGCTCTTTTGCATACCATGCAAGTAAACGCGCTTCGATATTGCTTGAGTCCGCAATAATTAACTCAAAGCCCTCTTGCGCCGTCAGTGCATTTCGCAAAGGACTTTTACGCTGCAAGTTTTGTAGATTTATCTTGTTTGTGCCGCTCCATCTCAGCGTATGCGCTCCTGCATACTTGAGAGGGACACCTATTAAGCGCGTTTGCATGTCGCTGTTGTCAAGAAACGTTTTTGCTCGCGTAATTTCTTGGCGAGCAGCGACTGCTTTTCGTGCCTCCCAAACGTGTTTGTATTCGGGATAGTCGAACTGTAGCTGGCCCCACTCTAAGTCACTTTGAGAGAAAGGCCACTTCATGTTGCTTGGATTCTTGAGTGTTGGGCTTGCTATTTGCTTTATAGGTATTCCCTTTGATTCTATCCATTCTGCGAACTGTTTACTAGAACTGAGTAACGATTTTGGCAAATTTGACGCTTTAATTTTTGCTGCTGTGTCTTGCTCAAGCTCTTTAAGGTAACTTTTTACAAGTGATTGGTTTACTTTTAGAATTCGCTTGAGATACATCTGAAAAGTAAGGTCTATTGCTGCAAGTTCCTCGGCAGGAAAAGCTGCATACATAGTCTTAAAGCACTCAAACGTTAGGTCAACGTCGTTTTTGCAGTAGTCGCTTAACACTTGCATTTCAGTCGTTGTTAAGAATGTTTTGCCTTTAGTGTCGAACAAACCTTCTGTTTTTCCGAGTTGTTTATCGGGGAAACATAGTTTTGCTACGTTATCGAGGCCATGTTTTTGAAAAGGCCATGTAGCTCTTGCCATAGCCAGCGTACAGTACGCTATTGGGACGGCAATGCCGTAATAGAACTCAAGCACAGCGCCGTCAAAGAGCATATTGTGAGCAACAACAATAGTGTCGTCTTGAATTAAAGTTTCAAGATATTCTTGAATGTTTTGGTTGATAACGAACGTTGGTTGATCGTTAATTTTGATGCCTACGCAATGCACTTTAAAACTGGGATGATTGATGTATTGTTCGTAGGACAATTTTCTCAAGCTACATTCCGAGTCAAAATACGTCTCGAAATCTAATGTTACAACCACGGTCATACGCGTTTTTCCTTAGTTTTTTCTGCTATCCATGTAGCGGTAACATGGATGCCTTGTCTAATTAGGTCAAAAACGGCCAAACAAATGTTGCTTGCCCTGGGGATAACTTGTTTTTGTAAAAACGTTGCAAAGGTATGTAGCATTTACATCTCCATTTTAATAACGTCGCCAAAGCTCAGGTCTACCCTGCCCGTGGTTATCCAGATTACTGGATAATCTGGTTCTTTGAAGTTGGTTGGGGCATGGCCGTCAGTGAAGTAAATGACAGCAGCAGGCTCGATGTTGTGTTTATCGATGTACTGAAAAGGAGGTTCAAAGTCAGTACCACCACTTACGTCAGGCCAGATTGGTTCGTTTGGCATGTTGTCAGCTTCAAGCTCGAATACTTTGCCTAAGTAAGAAGAACACCATGCGAAATAAACAAGCTCTGGTTTGAGGCTTGCCATAATGTCGCGTATTTCACTCCAGAACTGTTCAATCTCGTGTTTGTTAACTGAACCCGACGAATCGCCTGCGATAAAAACAGGCGGTAGTCGAGGTTCTGGATTTACGTCTGGTAGATACATGCCTTGAGACACATAGCGTCGGTTTGGCTTAGTCCAACTTTCTTCGATGCCGCGAATGTGCTGGAGTAGATGTTCCAGTGTCGAAGGCCAGTGTATTTTAGGTTTGAGCAGTTGATCGATAACGCGTTGCTGGGTTGCACCAAGTTTGCCGCGTTTTTTAGCTTCAGCTTCTGCTATGGATACACGTATTTTGATTTCTGCTTCAACCAGTTGTTTGTCAATGTCACCGGGAATTGAATCAACGGGGTTGGCTATCTTGCCGTCAGCATCACTGTCGTCAGGTATACTTTGGCCGTCAGCATCACTGTCGTCAGGTATACCTTGGCCGATAACATTACATGTAGTAGTGCTGCTAGTTTTTGTGTTTTGGGCGTCTAAAATTCGGTAAATCTGCTCCCAAGACATGTCTGTAAATTGTTTGTCGCAATAAGCATCGTCTGTTATAGCGTAACCAGCAGACTTTAAAAGCAAGTTAATTGCATGATCCATAGCGATATTGCACAGCATATCGTTTGGGAAAGCGGTCATTTTTTTGATGTCGCTTTTTGCTCCACAATGTCCAAGTGCGGGGTGCAAGCCTTCGTGGGCGCATACCATTTCTCGTTGACTGTCGGTTAGCGAGTTAAACCAAACTGGGTTGATAATTAAATCAACGCCATTTGTACAAGCCCTTTCGATTTCGGTTGTGTAAATTTTGTTAAGCGGTAGATGCAACGCTGCCATAAACGGGTCGTTCATCTGACCGTGGACTGAACATTTCGAATAATTTGCTTTGGCTTGTTGTGTCGGTTCCATCGAGGGCCTCCAATTGTTGGTTGCAGTAGTCAATTGATTGCTTGAGCATGTCTAACGCTTGCCGACGATCCTTTGCTACAGAACCAGTGTCGATTGTCGAGATTGCGTTTTTAACGAAATAAGCAGCCTTGTTTACTTCAGGGGATTTGGTGATGGCGTTTTTAGCGAGTACACGATCTGCAACAATGATGTGGTCATGAAATTTATTTTCGTGAATACGTTTGAGACCGGGCAAGTCGTTGTAATGTTTGGCTAAAGGAATCAACAAATCTTGTATCTGACTGCGGTTGATTTGAACTTCTTGATCGGCGCACTTGTTTTTGTAGTTTTCCAAGTGCTCGTTCATGTTTGTAATCTTACTGGTGAGCCAATCGTTACCTTGTGCGACTGGAAAGAAGTCAAACTGAAACGAAAATGCAGCGCGTAATTGGTCTTCACTGGGTAAGTCTGAAGGGTTGTATAAAGCGCCGAGGTGTTTTCGAGCAATTGCAGGCAACAAATGATGCTGTCGGCATAAGTTTTCGGTTTGCTCGATGTAATGCTGTTTAAATTGGTTAAGCGTGTGTGTTATTTCAAACACTTGATTGGCTGCGATTAGGTTTTGACCAGCGACAAAGGGCAAACTTTGCTCTTTTACATAGGTGCGAGCGTTTTTGTCGATACGGTTGATGCCGGTTAAGTAACTCGGCGGGACAATATGCCTGTTAACCCGCGCGGCTTTAGCGTCTGCTTGTTTCAGAGCATTTACTTCAGCGGAAGCACCGGCATCGTGCATTCGACCGGACCATTTGCGAATCTCAATGTAAATTGAGAGCGTTTCTTTTAAAACATTCATAGATTGTTTCCTTTAGTTAACGATTGCGTGTGATACCAGTTGCTGTTTAAGCGCCATGAGGTCTTCTTCAGCTATTTTGTTTTGTTTTTTAGGCTCTGTGTCTCGAACGACTTTTTCTTCCATTTTGGCAATGGCCCAGTTGGGCATGAACAATTTGGCCTGCTCTACTTCTTTTACAAAAGTGTTAGCCCATGTGTAATTAAACATAGCCTTACGCAGTGAGTCTTTTAAGACAATGATGCGCTCATTGTGTATTGAGGTTTCGAGCAGCTCGGCAATAAAGTCTTTTACAAACGGGAAGGTTTCAGCAAGCGGGGTAAGGTTGTACCTATCTTTTTCTTTCTGGCAGTAAAAAGTTGCCACGTATTGTGGCCGGTATCTAACTTCCAAGTGATGGTTGCCGTGCTTTATATCGAAATGCAGATAATGGTGGGTGTAGTAGTTGGTCGTTAATACCAACTTATTTGCTGTTTCCGGGTCCGGGCATTTTTCAAGCCATTCGACTAAACCGGGTTTCATGAAGTGTTTTTCAAAGGCGGCGACTTGCGTAACGGGTACGTCAAATTTTGGCTCTCTTTTGCGAGAGTTTTCGATTTTTTCTAGTATCTCTGCTTGCAATTTGTCGCTTAGGCGGAGTTGTGCCATGGGGGTCTCCTAGATGATGTTTTGGTTTTTAGGATCTTGAATCCAAGCGTTAAACGTTGGACTTGAGATCAGTTCGGGATAGCGCTGCACCACATCGCGTATGTAGCTAACTTGCAATTCCTTGGGGTAGCGGTCGCTGTATTGGATTAGCTTTTGAAAGTTAATTGGGGTGGTGTGTTGTACTAAGGTTGAAACGACTGCGTACTGTGTACCGATATCGTTGGGGATGCGGCAAGACATTGGATCGGCTTCGATTTCAGCGATTGTTGGTGCGGCATTTTTGAGTTGCTGGAAGGCAATAAACTTTGCACCGGCTTCCTCACCGACATAACCACTGACGATTGCCAATTGCCGAGTAACGTCCATAGATTTTTGTAGACGTTTAGACAGGTTTGACCAAGTACGTGGGCTAGGCCATGAGTGTAGCTTTGGGTCAAACTCGCAGAAGTATTGCGGCATAAAGTCTATAAAAGCAGCAATGTCTGGATTACCGCCTACGCTGTAGTGGTATTTTTTCCAGTCAGGGATACTTTCTTCAAGGTGGATGGTTGCAAACCTACTTTTTAGCGCTGCGGGCATTTCGTTTGTTGCTGATTTGTCTTCAGCACGATTGCCTGTTGCTACGTGTGTCCAGCCATCGGGCATAACCCAGTTGTCTTTGCGACCTTCTTGGATAATGCCGAAGGTAGACGTTTGTGTCATTTTGGACGCTTGCATAATTTCTTCCCAGACAATAACGCCGAATTCACCATCGAGGCTTTTGTGCGGGAGAAAGTCAGGGACTGACCAAGCGGTTTGCTTACCAAGTTCTGTGTCAACTAAATAAGGCAAGCCTTTAACGTCAACGCTTTCCATTAGGTTGAGTTTGGCTTCTTTTTTGGCAAGTTTTTGTTCAGCAATGACTTGATCGACAATGGCTGTTTTGCCAATGCCGGGTTTACCGAGGATTAACGTCGGAATTTTGAGCGCAAAGTTTATTACGAGTTCTTGCGCCAACTCGCTGGGGGTGACAGTAATAGTCATGGGGGTCTCCGTAGTTAGGTAATGCCTATGTTTCGGTGCGTAAAATATCCTCCAGTATTTCTGACCGAAGTTCGGCAGCTTTTGATCTGTCAACTTTTGTTAACAGCTTGATGTGGCTCTTTTTGAGCCTGTGGGTTTTCCAATAAATTGCTTCAGGGGGATCGGTGAGCAACGAATACTCGATTTGCGTCGCATCGTCCGGCATGTATGTAAATGTCCAGTTAGAAGCTTTCAAGAAAATGTCCTCTGTTAAATTTAATTGCGGCCTTGCATCCGCTCGATGTCAGTTATACTTCCCTTGCTTGCCGGGCTTTAACACATTAGAAAGTTCAGGCTAATTAAGTACGCTTTTCCGCACGTAATTCTTCGACAATACGTTTTGCTGTACGCCATTGAATTTGCATGTGGAGAGCGAGTTGGCTAATGCGGTAATGGCTACGCTGTTTGATTGCTTCTCGCAATTCAGCGTGAGATTTAAATTTACCTTTTGCCCGTGGCCTGCCTTTTTTCATAGGCCGTGTTGATTGCGGGTGCCTCACTTGACTGCTTTCATTGGCAACGACAAATTTGCGTTAACAAAATGCGCTGCAGCGGATAGGTGGTTGTCAAGTTCAGAAGGACTTATCCCGAGAGCGGTGCAGTAAAAATCAGCCCACTCTTGAGTAGCGGTGATGTCTAAAGCGATTTGCGCCGCAACAAACAATGCAGTTACCTGCCCAGGCGGTTCTGTGTGTGTCATTTAACTTTCCTTATTAGTGGGAGGTAGTGCGTCGAACATCGTCGCACTGAGGTAACTTTTTAGTTCGGCGCAGTTGACATGCCACGAACCATCAACACTTTCTAAGTCTTCAAACTGTGCTTGTTCGAGTTGCGCGATCGCGTTGTAAAGCAGTTGCTGAACGTAATCTAATTCTGTTTGTAGCATGTCAATCATTTCAGCTTCGTTAGTATCTGTTTCGGTTCGCAGTGAGTTCACAATCCCGAGAATAGAGGCCATTTTGTAAACTTCGCCTGTGTTCCAATCAACGACTGTTGAGTCGCCAGTTGTTTGTATGCGTCTAACCATTGCTTCGATGAGCGCGGCAAGGTCGATAGGTGTTCTTATAGCCAAAGTTGCATCTTTCATTGGTAATACCTATAACTTGTGAATCGACATAAAGTGAATTCCCGAGAAAAGCGCCCTAAATAAAAAGGTTGCCCCCCGACCAATTAAGGCCGAGGGGCGGGTGCCGACAGTGCGGCGGGGGTGGTTAGTGAGTGGCATTATTTACCATGCCGAACGGGTCGTTGCTGGCTGTCTCGATTGACAGCTCCAACATGCCCGTTAGTGCATCCATGCGCTTGCCGAATTCGCCCATGATGACGAGATCAGCCTGCTCATTTGGATTACGACTGCTGAACATGCGCAAGGTCTGCTTTTCGATCGTTTGCATTGCTTTTTTACAAATACGTAGCAAGTGCCGATCGTTGGGTGCAAAGTCTGCGAAAAACTCAATCGTCGTTGACCTAGCTTCGTTAATGCGCTCGTTTGTGAAGTCAAGCAAGCGTTGTTGCATGTCCACATACTTTGATGCGCGAGCTACTTTTGTTTGTAGCTCCTCGTCTAAGACTGATTGGAGCGTAGGCTTTGCGTAGTCGGGATAATCTTTAGGCAAAGCAGAAAGCATGTTTCTGTATGCCTGTTTACACAAAGCTTCGTCTGCTGCGCCCAGTTTGTCAGGTACTTCGCAAGCGATCTTTACCGCCCACGTAGGGGTAAGATCGTAGTTTGAGGTGAAGCTACTCCGCAGATAAGCCACATCTAGCACACGGCCAGCGTCTCTGACTGCCTTGCGGCATTGGTCGAGATAGTTAGCTTGCGCTGAGGTAAGCTCCAAATCAGGGTTTGTAGCTAGCTGATCCTCCATGTCAAATACCACTTTTTGGTTGTTGACGATATCGAACACAGCTTGATTGCAGAGTGCCGAGTAGAACTGACCGCCGAAACGTTGAGTGTCTTCGAGCAACTCCACTGCGGCTTCGAAAGCAACTTGGATAGGCTGGTCAGTACCTTGCTGGTGGTCTTCAGTTGAATAGATAGTCATAAATTTCCCTTAAATTAAAAGTAACAGTTATTTAAATTACAGGCAATACCTATAATGCTTTACAAAGTTTTCATGAACATTTCAAAGTGCTCATTCAAACGTTGTTTGTACTGCGGCGTCCCTAAGTCTGACGCTTCGTTTATTGTGCGCTCCTCCAAGCGCTCTAAGATGGTTGCTGGGTCGGCTAAACTGCTGATTCCGTGAACTGCATCGGCTGCAATTTCACGGTTGTACCAGACACGCTCTAGCTGTTTTTGGTTTAACATCTACATCTCCTTATAAGAGTTAAGTTTTGTAAAGTTCGTTTAAAAAATCATCGAACTCACCCGTACATGTCTCCGTTGTCACCGTCCGATAGATAATCTCGCTAGGACGATTGACGAACACGCGGTCTTGAGCCGCTTTTATCAATTCGTCACAGGTCCATTGCCGATTGTCGAGTGCGCCACAACCTTTGACTTGGTAGTAAGCGTCAAAGTCTGCGGTTACGGAGGCTTTCTTGAACCAGCCCATTACTGCCAGCCACCAGTGCCGAACGTACCGTCGATAATGCCGTCATCGACTAACTCTACTGCCACGAACCCAGACAGTTCTTCGGCGGCATCTGCGGCGGCAGATACGTCAGCGAGCATAATGCCGATAATGGCTAAACCAATATCGCCACGGTTTTTCCAAGCGAGGCTTCCGATCTCTTTGACGCGTTCTGCGCCAAGTGCTGAAAACGCAAACAAACCGGTCCGCGCTGCTGAAAGTTTGTCCATTTGTTCTTCCTTCTGTTGGTTTTTAAACGCTTTGCTGAAGCGGCTTTTGTTCTTTCCTGAACGCAACATATTTACTCTCCTCCAAAGTATTCGTATGCGTAGTGTGGGTCAGACTCGGCAATTAGCACTTGCAACTCATGAGTGACCTGTGCCAATTGACGAGGGTGGAAAGGTTTGATGTGGTATTTGTCGTTGATGACTTCGACGAACTGACAAAACTCATGCTCAGTTGTGGGTGTTTTGTTTGCGTCTACACAAACATTAGCGTCCGGACATCGTTTATCGGTGTTTGCGTCTACACAAACATCCCGTCCCTGGGAACTTTTATCTGTGTTTGGCGCGAACATGCTGTCGATTGCATCCATGATGGACAATGCACGATCAAGGTGGGCCTCGGTTTCTTTGGTGAGTGCCGATTGACGAGTGTTGAGAGACTCGATTAGATTATCAAATTGATTAAACTTCATAATACAAATTCTCCATTACAGAAAGTGAAATTATTGGTAAATCTTCAGTTTCATCGGTTTCTAAAGAAAGCAAGAAATGCGCGAAAATATCATTAATATCTGTCATTTTGGTAATCCTTAATAAGTTTGAGTGATTAACAGCAAAGGACACTGAAACAGCCAATATCCTTTGCTATTTTTTAAGTTAATGAAATCAAGGTGTTAGGTGCAGAGTGGCAAGGGACGAGCACTAGTAAATGTCCTTTGCTACGCCCTTTGCTGCTCTTTTAAAATCTCGAATGAGACCCTAAGTTGTTGTTATTAATACATTCTTAAACACTACTATTCATAGAACTTATTGAAATAGCAAAGGAGATCTAAAAAAAAACGTGTTTCTAAGAAGCTGAAAAAACGTTTTTGGCTTCAGAAAGTGGAGAAAGAATGGATTGGATAGAAAAAAAAGCTCTCACATAAGAGTTTTTGGGGGTCAATTTCACTGCCCTTTGCTATCGTCGAAATAAACCAATAGAAACAACGTATTACAGCGGTCAAAGTGCATACAAACGGCACCTGTCCCTTGCCCTATTTGTTTACCTAGCCTTTGGTACTGGTTTATTGGTACTTAGTGGTACGAAAACCAACAATTGGTCTGACCAATTTGCGGCGGGGGTGGTCGAAATTCGGGCAAAACATGCCAAAATTCAACACTTGACCCTCGATAATCGACAATTAGCAAAGGACAATGTATCAATATGACACTTTGTTAGGGATACAACCCCAACTCGGTATCTTGACCCAGTTCTGGGTGACGCCGTGTGGCATCTTCTGTAGTGCTTGCGCAAGCGTTACCGCTTCCCTACGGTCCATGAGCATCTTCGCTCGATACTTGGCAGTTGCCGATTGAATACAGACCAAGTGCCGAGTGCCCTTCTTGGTTCGCATTGGCTGAATGTACACTTCTTGAATGTTGAACTTGCTCATTAGTTATCTCCTTTCTTAGCTGATGGTTAAATCTCGTTGACGGGAAAGAAGTCCGCGTCTTGCGTTTGGTCGCGTTGTCCCAAGACCTTTTCTGCGTACAGGTGGCCTTCGACCTGCATACGCCCGATATCGGCTATGAAGCCCATACATGCGCCGGTCAAGAAGCTGCCGGTTACTGCTTCGACTGCGAACATTGTCGGGAGCTGAGTGCCGACTGACTTGGCAATCGCTTTGGGAGTCCAGACCCCGCCGTCTTTTTCAATGCTGAAATGAGAATTAATGAGCGCCTTTGCGACTGTGTTGGTCGTGGCTTCTCGTGCTCTGCTCTTTAGGTTGTCTAAGTTCATGTGTATCTCCTTAATTGATACTGGTTATGTCATCAGTGACACAAAACACATGTCACCTAGGTTCAAAGCAATGATCGACATGACAAGGTTCCAATCGAAAAAAGGGATTCGACATGGAACAAGTGCCAATAAGTAGAAAAACGTCCAAGCCGGAAATCCACCAAATTTTTATGCAAAATTTTTTCGTTTCATTTTTTTTCATTAATTTTGTATACTTGGCGGTAAATATAGGTGTTACCAATAATTTAAGATGAAATTCTTCCCAGAAAAACGGGAGAAGTTGCTGCACAGCCTCGCTGAAACCGGAGCAGTTCTTAGCTCACTGAAGGCTGTAGGCGTACATCGCTCCTCTTACTACAACCGAAGAGCGCGAAAACCGGTGTTCGACCATGCAGTGGAGGTCGCTATATCAGTACACAAAATCAAAAGTGCGCAACTAGAACTTGGCCCAAGTCTGTACTGCCCGGTGGCCGAACTGGAGCGCTGTCTTGAGCACCTCATTGCCGAAGATGGCCATGTACGATGAGTGCTATGTGACGTACCAAATTCACGTTATGCACACCAATGCTAGAACGAGAGCTATTAAAAAAAAGATACCGTTTGCAATAACACGTAGTTCTATTCTGGCCGCACTCGAAAAAACAAATTGGCGATGCGCGGTAACAAATACCAAATTTGAATTTAGCAATCGGGCTAACAACCCATGGCAACCCAGTTTAGATCGCATCAATTCTTCTGGAGGCTATGTGCATTCAAATATACAACTCGTTTGTTTAGCGTATAACGTGGCAAAAAATTTCTGGGGTCACGACACGGTTATAGAGTTAGCCGAGGCATTAGTGGAAGAACAGAATGGTTGAATCAGTTGCAGACCGCGATAAATATTTTTTTGCTACGCTCTACGAGCAGGAAGATATGAAACCACTCTCGCCTCAGAAAGAAAAATTTTTATTATATTTTTTCCGAGGCATGTCACTCGGCACAGCTTGCAATGCAGTCGGCCTTACACCAACCCATGCTCAGAAGTTTGTACAGACTGAACAAGCGATTGCATTGCTAAATGCCCTACGCGCTCGTGAGGCAATTGACCTCACCATCACTCGTGAAAAGCTAACGTCAATGCTCCTCGATGCGCACTCACACTCGGCAACCGCCACAGAAGAAGTGGCTGTCATCCGAGAGCTAGGCAAAATGCACGACTTGTATGCCGACAATAAAAAGCAGGTTGAAATTAACGTCAACAAAACAATCACTAACGTTACCCAGATTGAACGCGCCAGTGACGAAGAACTGATTAAATTAGCGGGCTCGACAATCGACCTAGATCCATCGGCCTATGCGCTGGAGTACGACCAACAATGAACATTGTTGAGTTACCTTGTAACGATTGCGCGATGGTCTTGCCCTCAACGCTGCTTCTGCAAGGGCTATGTGCCGATTGCCGAGCGTCGATGAATCTTAAAAACGCAAAGGCGGCGCTACCCGGCCTCATTGCTGATGGCGACTTGATGCCTGAGAACCAGGAACCGCTTACTGACAACCAAAAGCGCAGAACACTTGGTAAGAAAATTAAACAGCAGGAAAAACTGCTAGAGAAAAACTTTGAACCCAAAGGCCAAGCTAAGGCAGAGCTTGCCAAGCGTGAGTTAGCACGGCGGAGGCTCTTACCTTTTGTTAGTAAGTTCACGCCTGATTATCAGCCGGGGTGGGTACACATTGACATCTGCAAACGGCTTGAACAATTTACCAAGGCGGTAGCGAACAGAGAGTCCCCCCGCTTGATGCTGGTGATGCCACCGCGACACGGTAAGAGTCAGATCACCAGTAAGCGCTACCCTGCTTGGGTGCTCGGGCAGTATCCGAATTGGGAGTTTATGAGTTGTAGCTACTCAGGCGCACTTTCCATGAGCTTTAGTCGTGAAGTGCGTTCGATCATGCGCGACCCAATGTACCAACAGCTTTTTACTACACGGCTTGATCCTGATTCGCAGTCGGTTGAGCAGTGGCTTACAACCGGAGGCGGTGGACTCGTTGCGGCGGGTGTCGGCGGTGCGATCACGGGTAAAGGCGCACACATTCTGGTGATCGACGATCCCGTGAAAAACCGTGAAGATGCAGACAGTGAGGCCGCACGGAACAACACTTGGGACTGGTATACGTCAACGGCGTATACCCGTTTATCACCCGGCGGCGGAGTGCTCGTGATCCAAACGCGCTGGCACGATGATGACTTGTCGGGCCGCTTAGTACAGGCGATGGACGAAGGCGGCGACCCGTTTGAGATTGTGAATTACTCGGCAGTTGCCGAAGAGGACGAAGCGTTCCGTAAAAAAGGCGAAGCGCTGCACCCCGAGCGCTACGACGCCGATGCCTTAGCGCGTATACGCCGGGCAGTTGGCGAACGAGATTGGAACGCGCTCTACCAAGGCAAACCAATTGGTGACGAGGGCGCGTACTTCCAAAAAGATTGGTTCAAGATGTATGAGCTAAGTGAGCTTCCAGATGCCGATGAGCTGGTCTACTACACCGCTTGGGACTTGGCAATCGGCACTAAAGAAGAGAACGATTTCACAGTGGGCATAACGGTTGCGTTAGACCGGCATGACCGATTGTGGGTCGTCGATATGCAACGAGGCAAATGGGATGGTATGCAGATCGTTGAAAAAATCATAGACACTTGGGAACAGTTTAGATCTCAGATTACAGGGGTCGAACGCGGTCAGATAGAACTGAGCTTAGGGCCGTTTCTCCAAAAGCGTATAGGTGAGCGAAATGCGTGGGGGCTGTATATAGAACCCATGAAAACCGGAAGGCGGGATAAGCAAGCGCGAGCACGAAGTATTCAAGGCATGTTACAAGCTGGGCATGTCTTCGTACCGAGTCCAAGTGAGTGTTCGTGGTCCCTGACATTACAAAATGAGCTGCTTAGATTTCCTGCTGGCGTACACGACGATATTGTCGATGCGCTTGCTTGGGTTGGGCTGTTAATTCAGGACATGTCACCCTCGGTTCCACGCAAACCTAAAAAAGCACCGAGTTGGAAAGACAAACTAGATAAGTTCATCAAGCCGTCTAAAGATGGCGGATCTTGGATGACCGCATAGGACTGAACATGCACGAGAATAAAGACAGAGACCAAAAAGAAATTGACGCGGAGGCCAAAGCTGCGGAGTTGCAGTGGCATCGCTATGAGCGAGCGCGGGATCACGGGCACAATGAATACCTTGCAATGGCAGATAAGTGCAACAATTTTTACATCGGAGAGCAGTGGGAAAAAGCTGACGAACAAGTCCTTGCTGCACAGAAACGCCCTGCCCTAACGATTAACATGATACTCAGTACAGTGAATGCTGTGTTAGGCGAACAAACCGCAAGGCGTGTTGAGTTTAAATATAAACCACGGAACGGCGGCTCCGAAGACACGGCGACTGTACTTACAAAACTATGCGCAGCGATTAAAGACGCCAACCATTACGATTGGGTAGAAAGTGAGGTGTTCGCTGATGGCATCATCCAGCATGGGCGTGGGTTTTTTGATATTCGTGTCGACTTTGATGACAATATGGTCGGTGACGTTGTTATTCGCAGCGATGACCCGCGTGAAATCCTGCTTGACCCAGATGCAAAAGAGTACGACCCCTCTACTTGGCGCGAAGTCTTCGAAACAAGATGGATGTCCGTCGATGAGATCGAGCAGCTTTACGGACAAGACAAAGCAGACCGGATTAGAAATATAGGTATTAACAGTAATCGCTTCTCTACGGACTCTGTTCAGTACGATGAAGAGACAACCTTCGGTGATGCGCGGGACAACGAAGAGACTTCGACATGGGCGCGGTCGATGGACGATGAGAAGACAGTCCGGCAAGTCCGGGTTGTCGAACGTCAGCATATTCGTTACGAGCCTTGCTACCGTTTCGTTGACCCAGAAACAGGTGACTCAAAAAGAGTGCCCAACACTTGGGACATGGAGAAGATCGAGGACTTTGCGATGCGCACAGGGGTCAGCCTTGTGCAGAAGGTCGAAAAGAAGGTTCGATGGACAACAACCGCTGATCGGGTCGTTTTGCACGATGACTGGTCGCCGTATGCGACTTTTACGAAGATCCCGTACTTTGCTTACTTCCGCCGTGGCAAGCCTTTCGGTCTAGTCACTAATCTTATCTCCCCGCAAGAGCAGCTCAACAAATTATCGAGCCAAGAGCTACATATTCTCAACACGACAGCAAATTCAGGCTGGATTGTGGAAGCTGGCACGTTAAATGGCATGTCTGCTGATGATTTGCGGGATCAGGGGGCCGAAACTGGGCTCGTGATCGAAACTAACCCCGGCAGAATCGGTGGTTTGACCAAAATAGAGCCAAATCGCCCGCCATCGGGCATCGAAAGAGCTGCTATTAAATCGGCACAGTTTATTAAAGAGATTTCAGGCATAAACGAGGCCATGTTGGGTATGGAAGGCGCGGAAGTGTCCGGTGTTGCGCTTCAAGAGAAGACAATGCGCGGCCAAGTCCAAATTGCTGTTCCTTTTGATAATTTACAGCGAACTAGGTTCTTTATTGGGCGGAAAGTACTCGAATTGGTACAACAGTTCTACACGGAACCGCGTGTTTTTGCGATTACGACCGAAGGCATTGGTTTTGAGAGCCAACAAGACGAAGAATTAGCGATAAACATCCAACAGGCGACTGGTGAAGTCATCAATGACATCTCGGTAGGTAAATACGAGGTCACATTATCGACTATGCCTGCCAAAGATAGCTTCGATGACAGTCAATTTGCTGAAGCCTTGTCCCTCCGTCAAGTCGGAGTCGCTGTTCCCGACGATCGCATCATCGAATACAGCCATTTGGCTAAAAAGTTTGAGTTGGCTGAAGAAATCCGCGAACTCACTGGCCGTGGCGAGATGAGCGAACAGCAAATGCAGCAGATGCAGTTCGAGATGGAGATGCAAGCTCGCATGATGGCCGCAGAAACGGCTAAGGCTGAAGCGGAGGTTATGAAACTCGAAGCTGAGGCGATGAAAATCGCAGCAGAAGCCTCCATGCAACAAGGTGGTATTGACTCTCCACAGTATGAAATGCGGCGTGAAGAGATCGAGGCTGACTTGCTCAAAGCGCGAGAAGGCTTGCAGCTGCGCCGTGACCTTGCCTCATTGTCTGCTCGCAGCCGATTTGACCAAACAGCACTTAGCACCAAAGGTAGAATTATCCAAGATCGAGCGTCTCAAACCGAAAAACGGCGCACGGAATTGGTTAAAGGCGAGTTGAATCGCCAATTAGAGCGGGAAAAAGCCGCTTATATGTCCCAACAACCTAGGAACCCCCAATAATGAGTGAACAAACTGCTGAAGCTATACCCGAACAAGACTTTGCCGCCGAAACATTCGACGATATTTCTCGTGCGGGCGCTGAACCGATAGAGGATGTGCCTGCGACTGCGACTGTCGATAGAGGCGATACTCCAACCGCTGAACCAGAAACACTTGAAACCGCTCCCCCCGAACCTACCGTAGAGGAGACCCCAAATGAAGCTGAAACGGCTACAAGTGAAGCTGAAACGGCTACAGGTGAAAAGGAGCCTACGAGCGAAAACGCGGTTGAAAGCGAGACCGAGGCAGAAGCGCCTCAAAAACCTTTTCAAATTCCTAAAAGCAGGCTCGACAAAGAAATAGCTCGTAAAAAAGCGTTGCAGAATCAGGTAGAAGACTTACAACGTCAGCTTGATGCGAACAAACATACACCTGGGCAGCAGACGGAGTTTGTGTTTGAAGCCGGTGACGATCCTAAAAAGATGTTCGACAAAGTACTTGAAGGAGATTTAGACACAGCCAACACATTGTTCAGCGACATGGTGACAAAGGCTGTTCAGGCTGGCATACAAACCGCCACAGCCAATATTGATTCTCGGGTTGCCGATCAGGTGCAATCCGTAAATCGCGCTCAAACGGAAGCAGAAGTGGCCGAAGAGCTAGAGAATAGTTACGAAATTTTCCGTGTAGATAGCGAAGAATACGACGATGCTTTGGTCGGAGAGACCTTAGCCATCCGAGACAGCTTCGTTGCTCGCGGCTATGAACCTGCTGACGCTATGCGTCAAGCGGCTGACTACGTAATCAAGGTAAATAAACCAGAACTGTTGCAAGAGCAAACTACTGAGACGGCTCCTCCGCAACAAACGAGAAACCCTCAAGCGGTCGAGAAAAACGTAGCAGCCGCTAATCAGCAACCACCCTCCTTGCCTACATCCACGCAAGGTAGTAAAGCCCCGCCAGAGGTAGATATTTCAAATCTATCAGATGAGGAGTTTGCGGCATTACCGCAGGCTACGCTGGCTCGTTTAAGAGGAGACATACTATAAAAGGTGGTTTCAGTTTGCGGAGAGGGGGTCTCCGCGACGGAGGTGGGGGCTTCGGCCCCTTCCTCCACCTATTCATAAAGGAGAAAGAACGATGCACGTAGGAAAAAACAAAAAATGTACTTTGAACGCGAGCGGCACAAAGCGTAAACCGAAGCCAAAACCGACAAAATCGAAGGGGTATTAAATACTTGCTTATATAATAGGCGTTGCCTATAATTGAGAGATCGTGAGAACTACGAAAACGCTATGTTGACCGACTGACATATAGCCGGGCCTTGGTTTCAGCGCCGAATAGCTGACGGTAGGTAGATCGCTCCGAATGCGATCACGCAGACTAAAATTAATTTGATGGAGGCCACTCATGGCACTTACTAATTTTGCTGCGCTAACCTCTGAGCAGAAAACCGCATGGAGCTTAGACTTCTGGCGGATGGCCCGTAACAACAGCTTTATTAACCAATTTGCTGGCTCGGGCGCGAACTCAATGGTTCAGCGCGTAACAGAACTTAAAAAATCCGAAAAAGGCGCTCGCGCCGTAATCACTTTGATCGCAGACCTTACTGGTGACGGTATCGTCGGAGACTACACTCTTGAGGGTGCTGAAGAAGCGATCAACAGCTACGATAAAGTAATCCGAATTGACCAACTCAGAAATGCAAACCGCATTGCTGGCCGGTTAGCGGATCAAAAATCAATCGTAAACTTCCGTGAAACATCTCGTGATGTTTTGGCTTACTGGATGGCTGATCGTATGGATCAGGTAGCTTTCCTCACTTTGGCGGGTATTGCGTACACTCAGAAGAACAATGGCGGCGCTCGCGCTGTATTGTCTACTGGCGCAAACTTGGGCGATTTGGAATTCGCTGCTGACGTAGCAGCACCTTCTGCTGACCGTCATTTCAAAAACACTGCATCTGGTTGGGACGCTGGCGATACAACGGCTGACGGACACCTAAAGATCACTTACGAATCTTTGGTTCGAGCGAAAGCTTTGGCTAAAGACCGTTACGTGCGCGGTATTAAAACCGGTGCTGGCGAAGAAGTGTTCCATGTGTTTGTAACGCCTCAAGTTATGGCCGACCTCAAACTCGACAATGACTACATTTCTAACGTTCGAAACGCGGCTCCTCGATCTAAGTCAAACGAATTGTTCGCTGGTACTTCTAGCACAATGGTTGATGGCTTGGTCATCCACGAGTTCCGTCATGTACCCAACACTTCTGGTCTTACCAGCGGTAACAAGTGGGGCGCGACAGGTACTGAAAACGGATGTGCAGCTCTGATGTGCGGCGCTCAAGCGCTCGGCATGGCTGATATCGGTAACGCCTACTACGATGAAGATATGTTCGATTATGAGAACCAAACTGGTATCTCAGTCGGCAAGATGATGGGCTTCCTGAAGCCTCAGTTTAACTCTATTTATAGCGGTTCTACTGAAGACTTTGGCGTACTCCGTCTTGATTATCTCTCTAGCTAAATGAAGTAAGCCCCTCCCTTCGGGGAGGGTTAACCCCCCATTACTGAGTTGAGTATGCAAGAACTTATTAGCGATAAAGACATCCGCGTTGCTTCTTTAAACGGCACCGTTATGCGTTTGACCGCAGGGATACCAAAAACGCCCCCTAACGACGACTTATTCCGGCTTGCGCTTGCGCAAGGTGCGAAGCTGGTCAGTAAGGCAAAAGAGCCAAGCTTTCAGATCGTAACTGAGACTCCTCCAGAGGAGCTTATATACGAAGAAGTCAAAGCGACCGTCCAAGGTGTTTTTGAAGAAGGAGACCGCAAGCAGTTATCTGTAGATGGATCTCCAAAAATGACTGTCGTTAAAAAGGCAGTCCCTGATGCAACGGTAGAAATGCGTGATAGAGCTATGAGGGAGTTGGCGCAATCTTAATTTATTGAGGAGAAGCCGATGGCTATCACAGGCGCGGAGTTGATCGACAAAGCTCGCCGCATTTTACAAGACACCACAACGGGTGGTACTCGGTGGCTCGACGCCGAATTATTGGGTTGGATTAACGACGCTCAACGAGAAATCGTTCTGATTAAGCCAAACTCTAATTCAGTCGTTGCTTCCAGTGATCTAGCAGCAGGCAGCAAGCAAAGTTTGCCAGCAGGCGGATTAACCCTACTTTCAATTATTCGAAACACGGGGGCACAAGATTCGACAGGCGCATCAGTACGACGCGTAGATCGAAATATCTTGGATTCAGAAAACCCCACTTGGCATAGCGCAGCAGCGTCGGACACGATTATCCATTACATCTTTGATGAGGATAACCCCGATGTGTACTACGTCTACCCACCTGCTTTAGCGGCTTCCAGCGGAGACGCTGCATTGGAGATTTCGTACTCTTCTGCCCCCTCTGATCTGGCAGCTACTACTGATCCGATAACGTTAAATGATATTTACGGAAACGTAATATTGGATTACATGCTTTACCGAGCTTACTCCAAAGACTCGGACTACGCTGGTAACGCGCAACGTGCTACCAACCACTACACCGCCTACAACAATAGCTTGGGCAACCGTGTTCAAGTAGAGCAAATTGTTACTCCTAACATGGACGAGACCGGTCGATGGGATACGAGTAGAGCGATGCGGTAATGGCTGAATTCTCTGATTTTGTTCCAGAGGTTTTAGCTGCAGCACCAGACTGCCCTAACCCGACGATTATTCGGACGGTTAGGCAGGCTGTCCGCGATCTATGCGAAAAAGCTGACTGTTATCGGTTCACAATCGAAAATCAAGGGGTCGGCATTAACGCTAATGACATCGAGATTGACGTACCAGTCGGCACTTCTTTACACAAAGTTATAAAGCTAACTCTTGGGAAAACTACTTTAGAGGCATCCTCCGTTACCTTGGAGAATGACCGCGATCCTCAGTGGCGAACAAGAGTCGGCACCCCTAAATATTATTTAAGGTCTACTGAAGAACTTAACAACATCATCATTTCCCCAAAAGCCGAAAAAGCGTATAGCTCGCCCGGTTTAATTGGTGAAGTGGCGTTAAAACCAACACTTACCGCAACTGGTGTAAGTGATGTGTTTATAGATCGTTATTACCAAACGATCGTCGATGGCGCAATTTTCAAGCTATTAACGATAGCAAGCGCACCTTGGTATAACCCCCAACAAGGAAGCCAACACGGAGCCATGTTTCTGACTGGCATCGCTCAAGCTTCATCGCAGGCAAACAATGACAATACCCCTAAAAGAAGAATCGTTAGTTATGGAGGTTTATAGAGCGACGGAAGATGACATTTGGGATCTAGTTGCAGGAGGCGAAGTAATGCACTCCGAGTCCCCCATCTACCGCGATGTTCCTTTTATAAAAAGAGAAGCAGGCGCTTTTGTCTACAGTCACATACACGATGAAAACAAGTGTTGCCTGATTGCGAAAAATGAAGACGGCATTTGTGGAGCGCTCCTTGGCGTTGTGACCCCCGCTGTTATGGGACTAGAACTACACGCGCACGAGGAGATTTTGTTTACGTTACCTGAACTGCGTGGTGGAGATGCGGGGTCCAAGTTAATCGAAGCGTTTATAGCGTGGGCAGAAACGAAAGATGCAAAGCGCATATGGGCGGGAACGACTACAGGGCTCACAGGAGCCGCGCATACTCAATTAATGAAGCGACACGGCTTCAAAAAAGCTGGCGAGGTATATCACAAACATGGGTGATCTAACTAGAAACCTTAGCCGAAGTGAGTTTGAGTGCAAATGTGGGTGCGGTTTTGCTGCGGCAGATCACGCCTTGGTTGAAATTTTACAAGAAGTACGTGACCGGTTTGAGGTCAATTATAAAGAAGCGAAACCGTTAGTAGTTACAAGTGCTTGCCGTTGCCCGCAACACAATCAAGCAGTCGGGGGAGCAAAACGAAGCAAGCACATGCTCGGTATTGCCGCAGATTTTATGATGATCGGCGTGGACCCATCAGAAATCTACGACCATTTAGATAACGCGTTTCCAGACAAGTACGGTGTAATTTTGTACCCCGGATGGGTGCATTTGGATATGCGATCAGAACCCTATAGAGGACAAGTCTAATGTGTGGAAGCAAGCCAAAAGATCCGGGCCCTTCGTCTCAGGAAATAGCGTTAGCTTCAATTAGCGCTGCGGATTACCAACGTTGGGCGGCGAAAGGCGCTCCATTGGAGGCATTTGCTGTCGAAGAAAGCATGGACCCAAATGTCCTTCGCGCTCGACAATCGTTACTTGGCGGTCGAGCATCCGCAGATGTCGCTCAAGCAGAAGTCGGGGCGCAACATCTTGCTCGCAAAGCGGCACTTAGAAGTGGGCAAGGGCTACGCTCTTCATCAAACATGCTGCCCATGACCGATACTTCCGCCGCTGCTCAAACTGGCGCAGCGCAAGCAAAAGTAAGTGGCGCAATTCAAGGTCGCAATATCCAAGATGCCCAGCGGATTAACTCTTTGCAATCAGGCGCGAAGCAAGCAGGCAACATGTACTCAGGTTTGGCTTCAGCGGCAAGACGCGGCAACTCTAGGGTGATGACAAGCTTCGCCAACAAACAGCGGGAAAACGCTGCACGAGCGCAGGCGTTTGGAGATATCGCTAATGCAGGGTTACAGATTGGTATGAAAAAATGGGATGACAGAAAACAAAAGAATTACACCGAGGAATCTGAAGCTTCAAGTTACGAGGGCTCCTACGAATACGACGGCGATGGATTTCTCCCAGCCACAACGGTGTACGACAACAGCCAGAGGTACGCCTAATGCCTTATTACTACACACAGCAAGACGGTGAAGGCATACCGAATATCCAAAACGGTAATCGCCCATACGACAATCAAGCCCGTGAGATCATGATGGACGGCGCTGGAGGGTTCATCGGACCGGGACTTGGACCGGGCGGTGGCGGTCGGGGCTGGCGCGGCCTAGGGCAATACAACACCGGCTACACAGGTGCCGCGCTAGACCCCGCGAGCAGAACGCAAGGCGCTGGTGGACTGGCCTCTAGGTATGGATTTCAACCGGGCTACATAAACCCGAACGATCCCGATGCCGCTATGGGGCAAATTCTTCGTGGTGAGAATGATTTTCGCAACCGGCTCTACGGCCCTTTAGAAGATCAAATGATCGGCTCGCTAGGCGACGGCAAGATTGTACAAACTGCGCGGGACGCGGCCCAAAGTGCAATGGGCGGTGCAGGTAAACGTGCCAATAGGATGGCGTCTCGATACGGTGGGCTGACCGCTTTTCAACAATCTGAAGTGGATCGCAAAGCCAAGATGGGTGACGCCACTGCGACTGCTGGGTTAATTAACAACGCACGAATTGACCAGAACCAGCGCGATACAGAAGTTAGGCAGGGTTTGGTCAATTACTTCAGAGGTGTACAAGGCAACGCAATGGGTGGCTTAGGCGAAGCCGCGAATAGTCAGGTAAATAGGCAAAACGCAGTTAGCCAAGCTCAATCCGCTCGACGCGCTAATACAATCGGTACGGTGGGGTCTTTAGCGGCAACCGCACTCATGCTCGCATTTATATAGGTGATATATGGCTAGATATGGATTTGACTTTAGGCCGTTAGCTGATGGCTACATGGGGCTTGTAAATGCCCGTGAAAACCGTGCAGCTATGGAAGATCAACGCGCTTTGGAAGCGGCCCTATTTCGTGAAGAGCAAGAGGGGTTAAGTCGTCGAGAACAGAGAGTACAAGAGGGGTTAACTCGTCGAGCGCAGATGGGGTATGACGCCCAACGAGCGGCCCAAGCTGCTGGATATGCAGAGAACCAAAGGATAGATGACCGAGACAGGGGTTTCGACAGACAAGAAAGATTGCGCGGCGGGTTAATTGCTGACTTTAACATGAGAGGATCGCAGTTCGGCGGTGACAGCGAGGAGAGCCTACGAGAGACACAGGGCTACATGAACAGGGCCGCCGATTATGCGAGCACGTTGCCAGACGACAATCCTTCAAAGCAAAGGATACTGCAAGCGACGACGCCGGGAGAGGTGTATCAGGTTTTTACAGACCCTACGGGCAGATCTTTTAGGACAGGGCTTCGGTCTACAGCCCAAGAGGTCCGTGGGCAAGACGCATACCGGCAAGGCAGAAGTGGCGGAAACACCACTCCGGGCATTCGAGGCTTCGAGCAAGGAATGCAAGCGGGTAATCCCGCGAGTGCCGTACAAGCGCTTTTTGATAACAACCCTGCTCTGCAAAACGTAGCACGTTCCCGCCCCGGTGTTCAGGACAATTCGTCTATAAAGGCAGTCCAGAATGGCGAGGATGTGTCGATTATGGTTGACGCAAAACAAAAATATAACCTTCCTCCAGAAGTCATGGCTCGCGCACGACAGCAGGGATATCGCCCTGAAGCGATGGAAGAGCAGCTTACTTTTAACAAACGTGTTAACGAGGGCTTGCAAGCGGTTAACAACCGTATGGAAGGCAGGGACACAACGTCTACAGTGCCTTTGACAGTTGGAGCAAAACCAGTAAGTGATCCAGACGCTACTCCGTTAGCGTTCTCACCGGCCCAAGTAAATCAAGTCGTTCAAGAATCAAAAAATGCAAACAATCCAGATCAATACCAGGCAAACATGTTTAGGTTTGTTGAAGACGTAAATGTCTTGACCGAGCAAGGAGTGTCACCGCAGGACGTTGAAACACTATACGCCAGAGCATTTCAAGAATCCGGCGGAGATATGGATAAATTGGGCACACTACTCGCCAAATCAACGGATGCGTATCGGAGTTATGAAAAAGGCGGCACCGATATTGACAACAGAAACGGTATGAAAGCCGCAATAGACACCATAGCGACAGAAAGCGAGCGTTACAGCGCACCAGATAGAGCAAGGCAAAATGAAGCAAATATAGCAAAGGGTGCAATGTCAGCAGAAGGCGAATTGCGTAGGCAGCCACTAGCCGAAAAGATCGCGGATAGCGAACAGATACGAGCGGTAGAAGATGAGCAGAGCACGAACGCAGGCAGAAAGCGAGCGTTAGCAAAAACCCGAGTTAACAGGGCATTAGAGGATAATATAAACGCTATTCAAGAGATTTGGGGCGATGGTCCGGGTTTCATTTCGCAATTTACGGACGGGGACTTTAGCTCTTTTGATGATGTCTACAACATATCGAACACACAAGACCGTAATACGCGCCTTTATTCTCAAGCACAGGAGTCCATATCCCAAAACCTTGCCCCGTGGGAAGGATACTTTGGTAAAAACCAAAAGGAGTTTACGACAGCCGATTATGCCGAAGCCATTGCACTGTACGGCCTTATCCAAAAAGACGCTCCATACAAGTGGCTAGATAGCGCTAAAAGAGAAGTTGTCGGACAAACGCCCACCATCACAGCAGCGCAAATAAGCAAGGTGGCAGAAAACAACAAAGATCGACTACGGGCTTTCCGAGCACCGCCGAACACAAGCCAGTAGGGAGCGCACCATGTCCGAGATGGATGATGGTAGCCTTTTCGGAAACGCATTCGGGAGAGGCGTAGACCAAACGCAAATGATGGGCTATGGCTTTGCCAATGCCATCGGTAGTTTTTTGGGGGCTGACTCTCTTGAGAAGTGGAGCCAAGCCGGTATTGAGAGCAACCTTGAGGAGTTGCGCCGCAACCCTCCCCGCATAGAGAGTTGGGATGACATCGACTCTTTATCTGACTTCGGTACTTACTTTATTGAAGCGCTTGGAGAAGGCGCACCTACTCTTTTAGCCGTCTTAGGTTCTGGAGGTGCCGGTGGTGCCGCAGCGCTTGGCGCAAAAGCCGTAGGATCGAAAGCGGCTTCCGCGACATTAGGCAAATACATGAAACGTAAGCTGGGCAAAGATGCCATGGCTGAATTCATGAAGGCGAAAAACAGAGGACAAATTGCTGGTGCCGCCGCCGCTTCTTACACTCTAAACACTGGCGAAACTCAAGTCGGGTTTAACCAAAGGGGTTTAGATGAACCCGGAGCAGCTTTTGTAACAGGCGGCGTGAAAGCCGCCTTGGACATGGTTGGCTTAAAAGGTATTCGTGACGCAGCTAGGGCTACCAATAAGCCGGTATCCGGCTGGCTCGATATGCTTACAAATTTAGGGACTACGTTTGGTCGAGGGTCTTCCCGAGAAGCCTTAACAGAGGCTATGCAAACTGTAGTCGACATGGGCGCAACCAACCTCCTCGACCCTAGCTACGAATTTTCAGATTACGAAAATCTCAAAGAAATTGGCGATGCCTTTTTGAAAGGCGGCATCGTCGGTGGTTCATTTGCTGCTGGCATGACAGTGCCCGCGCAAGTCTACGAAATATCCAAGGTGAAAAAAGCAGAGCAAGACGCAAACGCTCGCATGGACGAAGAGGCTTTTGGCACAGGTCAACAAGGCGCAGAAACAGAAGTTGATGACCTTGCCGCACGATACGAGGCAGAGCCTAATGAAAACGATAACCCAGAACCAACAGACTACGACTACCAAGCGGCGCAAGCCGAAATGGAAAGCGTTACTGAAACCCCTGTTACGGGCGACCCCTTCGATGCTGAGGGTGTTGCACCTATACCAGAAGGTAAAACTGACATGGAGGCTCAAGCAACAGCGCTTGAGGACGAGGGAAGTACCAAAAAGGCCATGCTGGTAACACCGGGAAGCTACGATCCTTACACAATGGGCAGGCCCTTGCCTTTTGGTATGGAACGAATTGAGTTTCCAACTGGCGAAACGGTTTACACCAACGACAATGAAACAGCAGAAAAGGTAAGGACAAATGAAGCTTCTGATAGTCTTTTTGGTTCAATTTTATATAACAGTGAAGCGGGCAAGCCGGTTGATAGCAACCGAGTGGTCCAAGTTACCGACCCAGCTACGGGCGGTGTTGTTACTGAGATTGCAACAAATGAAGAAGGCTTGGGCAAAGCGTTGGAAGAGGCTTATTTCCAAGCGGGTGAAGGACGAAACGTAAGCGTCCTTTCCGAGCAAGATGGCATTCCAGCCACGCTACAAGCCCTCGCAGGGCGCATTGCAAAAACTGGAACGCAAGATCTTGAGAATGCGCAAGTAGCCTCCGCCGAACGTATCGGGCAGTTACTTAACAACCTATCCCAACGAAAAAAAGGTCGAGAACTTCTGCAAACGCGAATGGCAGAGGCGCTACGTGACAACACAACAATGGCAGCGGATGAGATTATCGCTTTATCCAATGCAAAACCTGAAGTACAAGCCCAGTTTCTCACACAATTTGACGATAGCGCTATTACCGAAGACATTCTTGAAGATACACCACAAAATGCTAGTGAACTTCGAGACCAGCAAATCGCACAAGTTGGTCCTAAACCCGCTGGTGAAGGTACGTTTGAGCCCACGATTAGCGGAGTTATCGCGTCAGAAGAAAATGTGGAATTTAACGAACGTGGCGGGAACTTACTAAACAGAGTAGATCTTTCATACGGCTATAACCCCACAGACTCAGCCACACCAGAGGGGCAAGCTTCTTATGAAAACCGTGTGTTTAACAACTTACAACTTGATTACAGCAAATTGCAGGAATGGCTCGGTGAAAGTAATCCAGTACTATCTCCGCCTGTACGCGAGGGTTCCACTGGAGTTTTGGAGTTTGCGACACCTGCCATTGTAACCGACACGCTTACCATTCCTAATCGTAAGACCAAATTTACGAATCTCACACGAGGGGTGCCCTACACTACTCCAGCGTTGTTAACTCATGACACGATAAAAGCCGCAGAGAGGCAGGGGCAACAACGTTCGAAATTAACGAACAGTCGAAACCAAGCGGTCAGCAAACGGGCTGAAGAAACGCTTATCTATGCTATCCCACCGAGGGGTGGCAAGCCGGTCCCCTTGGCCGTTTCCGATATCACAAACGGCGGTATCGACATGCTCGTCGGAGAACAACAGACCGGCGATATGACCAGCGGCGAAATGATCGGGCAAGGCTATCTTCGCATGATTGGCGAGCTAAAGACTCGTGGCTGGCAGATTCCAGAAAAAGCTACATCTCCGAATCAAGTTATTCAGCACGGTAACGTTATAAAAAATGAGCGGGTTACAAGGCTAAAAGATACTGGAACAAGACTGTGGGGCAAACAGAAACAAGCCGAGAAAGACACCAGAGAAACTCGGGCTATCGAGGCGATGGAAACTTTAGAGCAATTACGCATCGCTCGTACCACTGGTCGCTTGGACGCTCAAATTATTCCACGAAAAAACCGTGGCAGTAAAAAAGCAAAAGTAGCGCCCCTCCCTACTGAGCCGCAGTTGATTCAAAAATACAACCAAGCCACGCAAAAGCTAGAGGAAGCCAAACTCGCGTCTATCAACTCGGCACGAACAAAAGACGGACAACGGCCTTTCACGCCCGATGATAATTTTTCGTGGGCACCCGCTTTAGCAGCCGTACAAAGCAGGCGACCATACGCTGGTACTGAAAGAGCAACAAACACCCAAGACAATCGCCCCGAAGAAATTACCGTTAGGAAGGATGCCCAAGGCAACGTAACGGCGGCGGGAGATTTTGCAAACCAATCGCAAGAAGCCCGTCTGCTTACTGAAGTGCTACCCCCAGCAGTTGAGGAAAAGACGACTGTACCCGTTGGCGAGTACAATCAACGCTCGGCGGATACAGACAAAAAGAATATTGAAAAGCTTGTAAATCAACTTAATGCGAAAGCCAAGGTGATTAGTATTGGCGATTCAAAGATGCAACCCGGACAGGCTCGCAGTGCCATTCGAGGATTGCAAAAGCGCGTAGCGCAGTTTGAAAGCAAGCAGGAGAAGATACTTACAACAAAGGCAGTGTCCGACGCTTTGACCCAGTATGTAGCGGAGAATCGCAAAGTATCTACCCCCGGCCCTACCCCTTTAACCGAGTCTCGCACTGGAAAAGGAAGAGGCAACGTTGGGCAAGTCCAAGGGATCGGCAAAGGCGTGACTCAAAACGATGTAGATTACGTCAGCTACGTTTTGAATCAAGCGGGGCTTTTTACTGGACCGGCAGGCGAAGTAAGTGAAACCACTATTACTATCATGGATTTGGATTCGGTTTCTTCTGTACTAGGCCCAACGCTTACCCCATATCGAGAAGCGATACAGGCTAAATTCCGAGACCCTAATGTAAAAGCGACTACTTTTGGAACTGGCAAAAGGCGGATTATTGTTACCCGCCCGAACGCACCCGTTGAAACTGATTCGACAGCGCTCGCCCAAGAGCGAGATGCCAACCACAAGTTTGTACTAGCGCATGAAGCGGGCCATGTTTTGCTGGACTCAGCCCGGAACAACTTAACCGCAAACCAAAAAGCGCATTTAGTAAAACTTTGGAAAAAAGAATCGGAGGAAAACCCTCAACCGGCTTGGACAGGAAAACAAGGTTTCAAAGAATGGTTTGCCGACAAAATTGCAGGATGGGGGCAACGTCAGGTTAACAAACGCAAGCCGACTAACTTAGCCGAACATATTTACGAAAAGGTTGTTAAACAATTAAAGACACTGTTCAACGCCGTCAAAGGGACTGTCCCAAAGCGCTTTGCTAACAACAAAGCCTTTGATCGATTTATAGACGGGCTCAAGCCGGGAGTTTTTGACATAGATATGGCGGTCGCTTTGAGTAAAGACGGCTTCAGCGATATAAACATTAACTTTGGTGAGACTCAAAAGCGTATACAAGACGTTATAAGCAAAGACACATTGCGCTATGCCGCGAGCAAAATTAGGCAAGGCGTGAAGGCATTCACTAACACAAGAGTTGGGCAGCTCGTCATGACCCGTGACGCGCTACTCACTGAGGTACACGAACCAACCGCTCGCGCTATTTACGCAAATACTGACGATATTTATAGGCACGGTGAAGGGATTAGATACGAAAAAGGCGTGACGTATCTTAACGGCGGGAGATCATGGCGTTCGGGATACGAGCGCGATAGAAATGCGTGGCTTGCCCGAGCAGAGAGCATAAAAAAAGGTGCCTCGGAAGCAGAGATGTCAAAAGCGTACTACGAACTAGCTACCGAAACGCCTACTAATGAATTGAAAACGGACGTTGCTAAACAGTTCCGTGCTTTGATGGAAGACTTGTGGGAAACCGTCATCAAAGTAAATATGCCTTACTTGGCCGATTCGAAGGTCGAGAACTTTTGGCATCGCGTTTTTGATAAAGTGAATATCGCAAACGATGTCAGTGGCTTTGAGGCTGTCCTGAAACAGTACGGCGTAAAGAACCCTACGGTAGTTACCAACCATATTTTAACGCCGCAAAATAAAGTGAACGACAACGGCGCAACTACGTTGGTGCGAGGCTGGGAGCGCAACCGTACACTTAAAGACCCAGAACTTATTAAAGCTTTGGTAAAAGCCGGTTTTTTGAATACAGATCCTGTAGGCGATTTCACTCGTTATATCGAAGACGTAATGTCTCGAACAAACTTTGAGCGCGTCTTTGGCGGGTATGATCCCGCGACAGGAAAATACAATTCCTTGCTAAATTTACAAACTGCACTGAGAGACATCCCGAAAGAACAACACGCGGAGTTTATAAATTTAGTAAATGGGTCAATCTGGCCTAACGGCTTAGACCCCAATAACAAATGGCACAACTTTCTGGCGGAAGTTAAAGCGTTTGAAAGCCTTAGAACCCTTTTATTTTCTGGTGTTGCTAGTACAGCGGAACTGGCCGGAATCTACAGCTCGATGAAGGGCGTTCTATCGGGGAGAGAGTTTCGGGGCATACTTGCAGAGACCCTACAAAACCCGCAGCAGATGAAAGAGTTTGCGGAAGATATGGGGGTTCTAGCTGGCGCGGCTACTGGCGCGATGATTCAGGATCTGGAGAAAGACGCTAGGATGGGGACAGGCTTTGGCCCCCGAAGAATCTTGCCCGCTATGTTTAAATACAACGGTAACGATTTTGTAACCCGTTACACCAGAGTTATCGCCGCTCAAGCAGGTAGGTTGTTTGTAAAGCGGATAGCTGCCCAAGCAGTTACCGGAAATGCCTCTGCTAGTACCTTTCGATATTTAGCAGAACTCGGCATAACTCCGCAGGATGTCCAGCTCTGGGTCAAACTTGGGGAACCGGCGGAAGCGTGGGCTCTCAAAGGCGATGAGCGCGTTGCCGTAGAAAAAGTTTTGTTTGGCATAGATACCTTTATAAACAAAGCTGTTTTGCGGCCAAACGCCTCAGAAAAGACGGTTTGGGCGGAGACGGCTCTTGGCGGCATGGTCTTCCACTTAAAGCAGTTTGCATACACATACAACAAGCGAATCCTGGGCGGTGTTGCTAGGGAGGCTAATCAGCGGGTCCAAAACGGGGAAGAGGTGAATACATTACTCCCTACTCTTATGGGCATGTTGTATGTCTTTATGCTTTTTGGAGCATTATCTGATGAGCTTAGAAATCGAATAAAGAGTATCGGTACACAAGGTTCGTTAGACGGCGCACGAGGAGACCGTGGGCAAATGATAGAGAACTGGGCTACCCGCTCGGGACTGTTTTCCTTGCCGTTTACAGATGTTATTACTAATCCTAGTGCTGAAACTGCGGCGTATGCTTTGGGGCCAACTACGCACCATCTCTACGAGCTGATGTTTGAGGACTATGGTGATCGAACCCTAGCTTTGAAGATGCTGAAATCGACACCCGGCGTTAGTCAACTGCCTATTCTACGTCGAGAAATTCTACAAGAATTGGATTAAAATATAGGTATCACCAATACAGGACGCTATAATGGTCACGCAAGTCGATTTAAACACTTTTGTCCGAGGTGACACATGGACAAACAAATTTGCATTTACCGATGAGAACAATGCCGCTATCGACATTACAGATAACGTTTATTACCTCACTTTAAAAGCAGACCCAGAAGTCACTGATTTGAATGCAGACGCGCAAGCGACTGTCACTGCAACAGGGGCCGATGCACTAGCAGGAATCGTGTATGTAGTATTTTCTAGCGCACAAACCGCCGCGCTATCCCCCGGAAAATACTTTTACGATCTGCAGCAAGTAGATGACGGGCAGGTCTCAACACTACTTCTTGGGAAAGTTAAAGTCCTGCGCGACATAACTTTAGCAATTAGCTAATGCCAAGTATTAGCGTGACAGACTTTGTTCAGGGCAAAGGAGTTACGGTCCAGTCATGGGCGGTTGCTCTTACAGTTCCGATGCAAACCACTACGGTTGCTTTAAACGGAGTAAACACTGTTTCAGTTAGCACCAAAGCAGTGAATAACTCACTAAAAGCGGTAATAAAAAATTAATTAATATTTAAAGGAGTACTTTTTATGGCAATTGAAGACGATTTTGCAGTTGATGCTATTGGCAACATTACTTACACGGGGGCCGCTCACGGAGCTGCGGGTGCAGGCTACTACACTACTATTCAATTTCACCGCTGGCTTCAGGATATTGCAGACGATGCAACTCCTGCCACAGCAAACGATTTGGTCGATATTACCAGCGCCACGCCGTCTGATCGAAAGACGGATAACTACATCGTTCTTATCAATGGATACAACATAACCGACACTGCTGCCGAGCATTTGTTTGACGGCTCTATTGAGCAAGCAGGCGGCAACACAATTTATGACGGTCTGGTTGTTATTGCTAATGAAGGAATGGATCTTCAGATTATCCAAAACGGCGCTCAGATTGCCAATGACTTTTGGAATTCGATACCAAACGGTTTATCGACAAAAGGGCTTAACCGCGATGTTGCTAACGGTATTTCTCATCGTTTCTTGCTGAAAGTTAAAAATTCAGGCGCGGATATCGACGGACGAAGGTTTATCGGTACTACCCGAGTTGATTATCAAAGTCAGGGCGGTGCAAATGGTTTCTCGTTCAGTGAATTTCCGGTGAACGGCTCTGCAAGAGGGAACAATGTTATGGCTTTAAGCTATATCATTGATTTGAATGATACTGTGGACGGCTCAACATTCACAGGATTTGTAAACAGCGAAGGTTTCCGACAGTTCGATGTTGATGTCGATGGTTCTACCGAAGATTATTACAGCGAGTGGGACTTAGGCTCTAACACGATCACCGAACTTTACCAGTACACCAAGTACCTCTCGCGTGGAGAAGCGGCCAACTCTGGTACGCTTTATGGAATTGACGCAAAGATCTTCAGAGGCATTACAAACGAGCTAGATATCTCGTCTGGAGCTGGAACGTGGGTTGAGCCTGAAAGCCTCTCATGGTCTGGCGGCACTGGGCAGTTGTTGGCTGTCGATAACACCTCCAGTTCTTCTGCAACTAAAATTTGGATGCAGATCCTAACGGGCGTAGCCCCAACCTCTGGAACGATCACGGGCAACGGCGGCGCGACCGCAACTGTGACCGGGAACACTCAACGCGCTGTTAGTACACCATACAGTGGTGTATCGACTGGCTCTGCGCTTATCGGAGCCTTTGGATTTGGTGTACAAGCTACAGACTTACAGCCGAGCGACATTGTTACCAACCTAACCGGCGGCACTAAGAGCCCACCATTAAACGTCACCATCTCAGTAGGTGGTGTTGTCAGTGGCGAGGACTACATTTTGGTCGGTCCTTCAACGGGCTCTTCTGCGCTTCAGAAGAATCAGTTTGCTGTAGACACAGGTGGCATCACCAGCGGCGCAACGTCCGTTACGCTGAGCGCTGGACAAGAAACACCGGGAACTGGCACGAAATCCGAAAAGGACACCCCACAAGCTGGAACTATCAGAATCGCAGACAATAGCGGTGTTTACCAGCGAGTTACTTACACTGGTGTCACCCACGGAAGTGGAACTATCACTTTCACGGGATGCTCTGGAGCGCCTACAGCCGACGCGGCAAATGAAGCCTTCATCAGTTACGTCGATTCTCTCTATAACGGGACCACGGCAACCGACCGTTTCACCGCTCAGTATTTTGGTTCTAAACCCGCCGGTGACCGAGAATTGTTCGTCCGAGTAAGAGACGGCGGCACAGCGGGGGACACCCAAGGCATTAAGACCTTTGAGGTTGAGACCAACCGCTCTAACGCTACAGCAAGCGTAACCGCCATCCGTACAGCGGATGTGTAAGGAGTAAACGATGGCCGCGCCTACCTATGACACTGACTTAGTTCTGATTGCTGACGCAGAAGCAACAAGTGAGGGGACAGGAGCTGGTGGGCCCGGCGGCAGTTGGACCAGCTTCAACGGTTCAGGTGGGTCATCGTTGGGCGCGGGTCAAGATTTTAGTATGCAAGGCACGAACGCCATTGATATGAAGATCAGCTCATCAAACGGCACTCGCGGCCCAATCTTTCAACCGACCGGAGGCGCTTCAATAACCGGAGATCAAAAGTTCTTCATTTGGAGTTTTGTAGCGACACCGGGTATTTTAACGCCCTCAAGCGGTCCCGGTACTGCGTTTGGCTCGGGGCTATTCGTGGGTGATTCAACCAACTCGAACGGCGCTCATTTTATTTATAATGTAAACACCGCAGACTCATTTGGGGCGGCAAACCGGGTTGGGCAGTGTTATCGGCTAGACACATCGGCTGGTCCTAGCACGGCAGGTGAGACAAGCGGAAATCCCACATCTCCGTACACTTACATTGGTAGTTGTGCTTCTTTTTCACAAAACAGTAAAGGGTCAAACTTTGCGACAGATGTCATTAGAAAGGGTACTGGTTTTTACGTCACAGACGGTGACACATCGACTCCCATAACTTTTTTGGGAATTGGCGATAACGATGAGAATAAAGCTAATCGTTGGGGCATTGTCACAAAACTTTCTGAATCCAGTTTTGACGTTAACGGTTGGGTCGTGATCGGCCAAACATCCGGCGGCACTGACGTTGACTCTTTCATGGAGTCCGTCGGTGAGTCACTTATTTTTAAGGGCGGATACGGGGCGAGCAATGGAACCGGAGACCTAGTTTTCAAAGTTCGTGGAACTAATACTGAAGTTAAGTTAAAGCAGAGTTCTTTTTCAAACAGTTTTACAAGTAACTGTCCAACAATGAGTTGGGAGCAAGGGACGAGTGAAGTTACTGCATGTACTTTTAGCGGATGTGCCGACTTTGATCTTTTGTCTAACCACACTGCCACCTTCACAGACTGTGTGTTCACAAAACTTGACCCTGACGCTGGGGTGGCTTGCATCCGCAGCAGCAACACTGCTAACCGTTTTGTCGGGTGTAAGTTTCAAAGGGGCAGTAGTGTATCTACAACCGTAGCTATCATCAGCATCGAAGATCCGCTTGAGATATCTAACTGTACATTTGAAGATATTGGAACCTCGGGGGCTTACGGACACGCTGTAGACTTAAACACAATCAGTACCGCAACGACTTTTACTTGGGATAGCAAACTAGAGGGCAGATATACGGCTGGATCAGCTGGGTCGCCCGTCACAACAACGTCCACGGGGCAGGAAGCAATCAGGGTTACATATACTGATACCTCCAACCCCTTAGTCATAGGCGTGGCTGCTGGAGCAACCATTCCGACTATCAAAAACGATGGAGCTGGTGCGATAAATGTCGTTGTCAATCAGGTTTCAGTGTCAGTAACAGTTGTTGACTCAAGCGGAGGCACGATTGACGGGGCTCGTGTTTACTTAGAAGCAGCAGCAGGAGGCCCATTGTCGGTTGGCACCGTGATCATTGACAAAGTGTTAACGGTATCTGGAATTGCTAGTACTAGTCTAAGTTTAGCAAGCGACCAGCCAGTAGTTGGTAACATCAGAAAAGCCTCGAGTTCGCCTTTCTACAAAGCGGCTACGGTTCCGGGTGGAACATCTATCAGCTCCACCGCTGGCCTTTCGCTGAATGTTCAACTTATATCTGACGAGTAACTGCATGGACTATCAAGACAAAAATATTAACGCGCTTCATCAAAATAGCAAAACCCTAGCGGCGCGAGTAGAAGAGCTGGAAAAGAAAATAAAGTATCTTGAAAACACGATCTTGATTGTGAGCGGAGATTTGGCAAACACCAAACAGTTAATTGGACATCTGAATGGTCGAGGTATGGGGAGTACCGTCCATAGCGAAGACTGAGGTTTGATATGGCTATTTCAATTGACTGGCCGACAAAGGTCATCAGCATAAACAAGAGTGACATGGTTCAAACCCAAAGCACTCCAGTCGAAATTTACCAGCTAAACATGGATGCGCTGCATTTGATTTTACGAAATCTTGAAGATGACGTAGACGGTATGGCATTCGAGACTACCCATAGCTACTCCGATCCTGTTCCCGTTGGCGGCGTTATACTTGCAAGAGTTGTAGAAATTATAAACGGCTACACTGTGACGTTTCAGGACGGTCAGTACAGGGTAAATTTATCTGGTGCCAACACTAACCTTGCTGATGTTACTAACGTTAACCAAGTGTCAGTAAGCTCGTCGAATTCGGCTGGACTACAAGATTTGTCGCTGCTTTTATCTGCCGCCTACCAAGGCGAAGTTTGTGTGGATACCGAATCTAGGGGACAAGCCGGGACAGTCGTTCCGATTGGAACTCGATCAACGCCAGTGAACAATTTTGCTGATGCAAAAACAATCGCAGAGCGGGAGGGCATTCATGTCATTCGCTGTTTAAGCACTACGACTATTGCAGCCGTAGATTTTTCGGATGGTTTTGAATTTACGTCTGACTCACCAGTCAAGCAAGCGATAACCATAGATACCACAGCTAACGTAACGAACTGTACTTTCTACAATATGAACATCGCGGGAGTTTTAGACGGCAACAACGTATACCGAGAGTGTGTTCTTCAAGACGTAACCTACACCAGCGGATTCGTTTACAAATGCAGTTTCAACGGAAAAATAACACTGAACCCCAACACACTTTTGGGGGCTCTTGATTGTTTTGGTAACACGCTTGCTGGACGACCGCCACCTGAAATCGACATGGGTGGCTCTGGTGAATTGTTGCTGCGAAACTACAGCGGGACGTTGAGGCTTCTTAACCACACGGAAACAAACTTAGATGGTGATGCGTGTATTGATCTCAACAGTGCTGCGATTTTCTTTGATCCAACTATTGTTGCTGGAGATTTCCCAGTTCGAGGTGTGGGACTTGTATTCGACAACAGCACGGGGACAGCTAGTGTCAGAGACCTGACAGTCAATCAAGCGATCGAGGATAACGCTAGTGATCCAGTATCGGACGCTCGCATAAGCGAGCTTTGGAAGATTGCTGGCCTAGATGCCACTAACCCCCAGACAGTGACAGATACCTCGATTGTCGCAGACGATATTACGCTTACTATTACTCAGCCAGATGGCTCCACTACTCAGGTTACTCGAACGTGACAATTAACACGCGTTTAGCTTTGGCGACTAGGGGCTTGCGCGGTGTGCAAGGTATTAACCGCGAAATTTTTAATTTTGAGCGGTTAAACCCTGTTGTAAACGAGACACCTGTGCAGACGGGTTACTCGGCGGTACAGATCACGGGTAGCGGTCAACCTGTACAAACAATAACTTCACGCCAAACTGCAACTCAAGTAAAGGTTTCAGCTAACACAACTAGTATTACTTGGGAGTCGGAGTGATGTTGAGTGTTGAACTTACTTTAGGGATTCTAGGGGCGGTAGCTACGTATTCAGGGATTTTGTTTGTCGTGTACAGCGTTAAAACAAAAATCGAAAACACCGCAACAGAAACTGAAAGAAACAACCAGATTTTAGAAGGACTAGTTGCGCAAATGGACAGACTACTAGATACAAGTACTGAAGTTCACGATGAAGTAGAGCTTAGCCAACAGTTGTTGCGAACTAACAACGAGTTAATTAAAGACAACACCCGCGCTTTCCAATCTCTTGAAAGCGCTATCAATGCGTTCAATACGACAGTAGCCATTATCGGGAGGCGGGATGCTTAAGCTAATTGGAAAAATGTTCGGTGATGCAGATGTAGTCAAAAAAGCTGCGGATGGCATATACAACGGTTTAGATAAAGCCATTTTTACAAAAGAAGAAAAGGCCGAGTTTAACCAAAAGCGCATGGAGCTATACCTCAAGTTTGTCGAGGCAACTGCTCCCTACAAAATAGCCCGGCGTTTCATAGCTATTATCATTACAGTTGTTTGGGCTTTGTTGGTACTAGCGTGTGCAACACTTGGGATCATCGGCGGCTTTGATAATCCCGGCGCGAAGGAAAGCGCCGTTTTTGTCTTGTCTCTCCTCAACGAAGTTGTTCATTGGGCAATACTAAGCGTTCTCGGATTTTACTTTGGCGATCGGTTTTTTAAAAAATAATTTATAGGTATTAACTATACAGAGGCTATTATGAGTAAAATTGTTCTTGATCAATTTGGAGGGATAGCCCCTGCCGTTAATCCCAGAAAGCTTGCAGATCAAATCGGGCAGGAAGCCAACAACGTCTATCTGAAGCACCGGACACTAGCGCCCTACCCCGACACTACCGTTAGTGCTGTAACCGGTTTCGCCGCTACCGCAACTTGGGCATACCTTTACGAAAGTAATGCTACGACCACTTCTTTTATAACGACAATAGGAGGCATTGCGCATTATGCAAAACCTCCAATTGCGAATGACACCAAGTACCGCCTTGTAAATACTAGCTCTATTTTCTATCCAAGAATTTATGGGGATGACGGCGTAGGAGGCAGCGATATTTACAGGCTCGGGATACCGGCACCTGCCGCTCCTTCCGTTACTTCTTTTACTGCGCCCGGAAGCCCTAACGATATCGATGCCGAAACAATTGTGTACGTAGTAACGCTTGTCGATGCTTGGGGAGCTGAAGGCCCGCCTTCACCGCCCACTACTTTAACGGACAGGGAAATAGATACGGATGTGACCTTAACGTTGCCCGCAGTTCCTACGCCAGCATCGGGGGCATACAACTTCGGTACGGGAGCTTTGTTTCGTCTATACAGATCAAACGCCGGTACAGAATCAACCGCATATCAGTTCACTAAAGAATTTCCAATTGCAGACGCGCAAGCGACTGTGACAGACGATACGGTCAACGCTCTTCTAGGTGAAGTTATCCCCACCACCGACTGGATTGGACCGCCGGATGACGACACGACACTCTACCCTGATGGCCCAATGCTCGGCATTTGCAACTTGCCGAATGGCGTAATGGCAGGATTCAGTGGCACTCAGGTTTGTCTTAGCGAGCCGTTTGCCTACCACGCTTGGCCGGGAGCCTACCGCATTTCAGTGCCGGACGAGATCGTGGGTATTACTGCAATTGCGCAGGGGTTAGTCGTTGCGACAAAACGAAAGCCCTACTTGTTAACTGGTGTAGATCCCGGCGCGATGACGTTGATGGAACTCGACACTTTGCAAAGTTGCGTTTCCCAAAGGTCACTTGTGGACATGGGGGAGTACGCAATCTACGCATCACCTGATGGACTTGTGCTTATAAACGGCACTCGCGCCAGCGTAATTACCAGCGATATTTTTACTAGGGCGCAATGGAATAGCGATTGGCAACCTGAAGACCTACACGCCAACAACTGGGAGGGTTACTACATCGCCTTTAACCAGCCTTTAGGCAAAGGGTTTTTATTCTCTATAGAAAACGGCGATCCAAATTTTGTGACTTTTGACATTGGCGATGTCTACGGTAGCTACTACGACGCATACACAGATCAGCTTTATGTGAACGGAGCAAGTCAGTTAACTGGCGCAAGAGTTTGGGGTAGAAACTTTAGCTCTTTTTTAAATTCAAATCTGACTTGGCAGAGCAAAGAATTTGTTTTGCCGCGTCCCGAGTGCATGACAGTTTGCAGAGTCAACTACGAAAAGGACATTGCTACTTTCCCGATTACAGTCACTGTTTTTGGTGACGGGGTACAGATTACGCAGCAGGTAATTCAAACAGTTTCCAACGCTTACACCAATGACCAAGATTGGTTTCGTTTGCCGGAATCGGGGAGGCACCGCACTTACTCTGTGAAAATTAGCACGGCCAACGAAGTCAGCCGGATTACTTTGGCTTCATCAATGCAGGAGTTGACCTAATGGCAATTAAAGATGGTATTCCGACCATACCCGGAGTTCCTCGTAGCTTTACTCCCGAGCAACAACGTTTTCTACAAGCCGTAGTAGACGCCAGCCGTATTCGATTCGGACAAACAAAAAACAATCTTGAACGCTCTATTACTGCGCGGGAATTGCTAGAGGTCGGCCTCTTAGACAAGAGAGGAAACGTTGTGCAGGCAGACGCTCAACTGCTTAACCAGAATACCGAATGGGCAGATGTTGCAAACACTTACAATGCTCCTGAATCTGGTGCAACGGCAAATCCATTTCAGACTTACACCGATATTGCCACAAGGGATCTTGCAACTGTCGCTGATGGTGCCTATGCCTACGTAGCGGAGACGGAGGCGTACTACATTTACCAAAGCGGAGCTTGGGTCGAAGTTGCTGACTTAACATCCTTTGCCTCAGTCGCTAGTTTTATAAACATTGTTTACAGCCCTGACCCGCCCGCAAATCCAGTTGCGTGGGTAGCAGACACAACAATGGGGACCATCTGGATTGATACCGATGATCTTCCACTGCAAGCAAGGATCTATGACGGTAGTGGTTGGGTCACCTTCTCGACAGTTGGCGCAATCCAAGGGGCAGACGGTAACGTGCTCGATGCCAGCGGCGCTCCGGTTATCGATGCCAGTGCCTCCGATCGACAACAACAAGCGCTTGGTGTAATCGCCACACGCGTTGCTTTTAGGACAGGCAACCTCAGTTACGCAGTGTTCGAAGCTGGCGGAACAGACATTTATGTTAGCGGCACAAAAGTCGCAAGCGCACTGGCTGATGGTGCAACTGGCACTATTGCTGTTGTCCAAGGTGATTTGATTGAGGCTACAAGACCTACGGCTTTATACGATGAGCTTTCGTACAGCGTCCCATCGTTTGCTCAGACGGGCTATCGCTTTTTGACTGTCTCTACCAGAGGCACTAGCCAAGAAATAAAGTTTTACTCCCCGTTTGGCCCCGCAGTTGTAAAGTATGCTTCAAGCACTTCTTTTGATATTGGCGCAAACGTAAACTGGGAGGACAACAGCGGTTCAATTACCTATTCGACTTTAGCGGTTCCTGAAAAAACAGTTACCACGCTAACAATTAGCACCACAGACCCTTCAACAAACTTTCACGCATTCCTATCGTCCGCGCCTGTACTTGTCGTTAAAAAAGCAAATCCAAACACATACGACAACGTTTGGGTGCCTCGTACAGAAGCAGAAGTGCTCGGAAGCAGCGGCAGTTTTGCATCTTGGGATAACACAAGCGTTAAGCAGGTTGCCGCAAAAGATCCTTCTGGTAACGCAACAAGTGCAAAGTTCTATTATTCGGACAGCCCTTTAGCCAGCACCAATATTGGTGACGGCGCAGGCGACGATGCAACGCATGGGCACCCGCTTAATGCTTTGGGGGACACTTATGTAGTCGGACATGCTATCAAAGGCTACCTTGTAGCCGCTGTCGAACCCGCCATTATCACAGTCGAGTATTGGAATGGGTCGGCATGGACTGCGCCTTCCTCCAACGCCACTATCGACCTAAGCCTTGCAAGTAAAAAAGAACCGCTTGCTTTACCGGTCGGCTCTCAGTCTGGCGCGACCGCTGATGCAGACTTGGAATCAGGAAACGCACCTTGGCGTTGGAAAGGTTCGGGACGCTTTTATCTGGAAACGAATGATACGTCTCAAGACGAGTACGATGTTATTGGTTACTGGAGCGACCTGCGAACCAGCGAGCTGAACAACAGTACGGGTGTTTTCGTTGCGCAAGCAGCGGAGACTGCTTCTGCAATCAAAACAACCACTTTTAACGCCCTGTCTACTAACGTACCAACGTCCCTATCAATTGGAGATATTTGGTTTGCGTCTGACACCTACGCGGTTTACATCGCTCGAAGTGTAGGCGCAACGCAAATAACTGCTGGCGAATGGGAGCTTTTTAATTTCGAAGCTACGCAGTACACAAACCTTGATCTCACTGTAGAAGGCACTGCAATAAACCTTCTGAACGACGGTTCGGTGATTAACACCGGTATCAGCATCAGTCCTTTTAACATAGGCTTAGAGTGGATCGATGCGCTGCAATGGCAGAGTAGTACGTCTTGTGTTCTTACAATAAACCAGAACGCAAGCGGAGGGTCGAGCGATGGCGAAGTTCGAATTCAATCGGGAAAACTAAAACTTCAAGACGGAACAGTGAGAACCCTTGGCGCTGATAGCCGCGTCTTGACTGATATGAAAGGAGCCAGTAGTGGAGTTGTTGGCACTCGGTACATCTTGTGGGGCACCGGGCAAGCTTATGGAGTTGGGGGTCGTTTTTCTACTTTAACAACTGGCTTTGACGCAAGCAGTAGTACTGCCGGGTTATTTTTGGCGTACTGGGATGTCAACGCGTCAACGTGGAAAGTCGAAAACAACGCTGGCGCTTCGGTAGCGTTTACACCAGCAGACGATGATGTCGTTCTAGCGCTGCTGACCCGCGTTAGCAATTCATCTGCGGGTATAGAAAAACTTACATCGATTAGCACTCAAGTGACTGACCCAGAAGCCACCATAGGTGCAACGTGGGGTACTGACGTAGGTAATCTTCCTGCAAACTTATCTGCTCTTGCCGGAACCGAGGGTATTCAGAACGCCAACATTGACTATGCAA